TCTTATCCCACTGATAGTTGCTGATCTCTGTGATGAAATTCACGCAACGGGGATGAATGATAATATGATAGTCCTGTATGAAGTCAATGCCGTTGTTGATGCTGTCCTTGCCCTTCCTTGCTTTCCTGATTCCTTTCAGACCCAGTTCACGCAAGCGGTCAATACTCTTTGGTTCTGCTGAATCGGCTGTGATCTTCTCTTTCACATATCCCATCCGCTGAACCTGTTCGGCAATGGCTTCATTACTCATGCCCGGCTGATACATTTCATCAAAGACCCAAATGGTCTTGCTTGACTGATCTATCAGACCACAAAACAGTGCTGACGGGTCATTTGTATAACCAAAGTCAAGACCGAATACAGACTTGACCCCGGCAATCTTCTTGACTTCATCAACACTGAACGCCTTTTCTTCCCAATTTTCATAGACAAGACCGTCTACAATACCCCAATCACCAAGACCCGCCACTTTGTAACGCCTTGGGTTTTGCTTCTTCATGGTTTCAAAGACTTTTAAGTCTGCCTTATCCAACCATTCATTGCACTTGTAGTTGGTGGTCATTGCAAGGGTTTCATCATCTGTGTTATCAAAAAACCGCTTCTTTATCCAGTGGTGTTCATTCCACGGGTTCAGTGTAAGGGTTATTTGCTTGAACAGTCCTGAACCGTCAGGAACAGCACCACGGATTGATTCATCAAGCATATTGAAATCATCTTCTGAACTGATTTCATACGCTTCTTCAATCCACATCCAACACAAGCAACCAATATCAACGGTTATTGATGTTACTTTCAGGGGGTCATCCAGTCCCCTGAAATAAATCTTTTGACCTGTCGGTTTGTAGGTCATTTCAAGTGGTGATTCTTTGATTTCCCAAAAGGCATCAACACCAAGGCGGTGAATCGCCCACTTCAATTCTGTGAAACAGGAATCTTTCAGGGTTCTGAAAGTCTTTCTGACCACAAGGGTATTTGCCTGTGGGTACTTCATCATATTGGTGATGTACCAAAGGGCAGTTGTTTTTGATTTCTTGGATGCACGGCTGCCCTTACATACCCTATATCTACCTTTCCAACGCCAAAAAGTACCGTAACCCTTACCAACCAGTTCAGGCAGCAGCACTTTCTTCTTGCCGGACTTTGTAGCCTTGTAATCTTCCGGGTACAGGATAAACTTCTGATACCCAAAAACATATTGTGAAGATATTCTGTTCTTGACCATAGACGATCACCGCCTAATCTTCAAGGGCATCTTCACCAGTGATAACAATAGGCTGTGTGATATTCACATCAATCTTGTCATTCCACATACCCAAATGCTTACCAAGTAATTCAAGTGCTTTCAGCTTTGGTGAAATCTTCACTTCCCTTTCAACACTTGACCCGGTTTCTGATTCAGACTGTTTATATTTCACGGATTCAATACAGGCAAGGTCATCTTCTGATGCACCGTCTTTTATTCTTCCGTGACTGTCAACAAGGTCTGTCATTTTCACAAAAGCAATACGGGCAAGTTCTAAAACAACCCTGTCCTGATTGATTCCTGTTCTTTTGCTGCGTTCTGCCATTGCAACACTAATTGCCTGTTGAACCTTGACATTTGCCAACATCCTTGAACCTTGCTGATCTGCTGTTTTTGCCGAATAACCCGCACGAATGGCTGCTTGTGTTGCGTTCAGGTCAATCAGGTATTCTTCAACAAAACGCTGCTGTTTTTCAGTTAATTTTGCCGTTTTTGCCATCAAACAACACCCCTTTCATGTATTTTTGCAATAAAAAATCCCTGAAACATTACATTTCAGGGTGCAAATATCGGCATAAACAAAAAAGAATTGTGAAAAAACAACCGCGTCTTCACAATTCCCATCTTGTCAAGATACATCCTATCATCAGATTCAAGAATACGCAATATACCTGAAACAACAAAATCTATCTTAAAACGCTCTTTTTGTTGTTTCAAGTGACAATAAGCATACATTAAGTTAGGTAATGCAGATCATCATAGGTTTCTTCAAACCTTGTAAGTGCCTTTTTGTGAAGATTCCTGACATACTGATATGACATACCCATTTCACCTGATGCAACTTTCAAACTCTTAAACTGCACATACACCTTGAACAACACCTGTGAATACCTTGCATTGTGTAGACCTCTAATCTGCTTGATGATCTGTTCCTTGGCATCTGAAAAGCGGTCAATCTCTGCATTGATTTCATCATTGAAAGCAACATAATTTGTAACTGCCTTGCATAAACTGTCACCTGACGGACTTGTCTGCACTCTTTCAGCAGAATAATCTATTGCCCCGGTACTGCAAGCATTGATTTTCATATCATCAAGGCGTTCTAAGTCCTGATTGATATTAGTATCAAGTTCCTGTAACTGTCCTAAATATTCCCTTGCGGATAATGTTTTCATTCTTTCACCTGTCCTTTCCCGGTTACGGTTACGCTTGCGGTTACGGATAAAATCACACTAAAAACACCCTGAAAGCCTTGAATTTCCTACTGGTTACGGTTAGTTACGGTTACGGTTCACGCCTTATACTCTATATTTTTACTTTTTATGATGTATAGAATATACAATAAAATAAAAATAATAAGAAAATTGCTTTTAACCGTAACCAACCGTAACCGCCAGTATTTACAAGGGTTTCAACCGTAACCGTGAACCGTAACCAACCGTAACTATTGCGTAACTACTGCATAAAATCATACGGTGTATCATTCACCTTTGTATAAATCACATCAGCAACAACCATCTGACCAAACTGCTGACCCGCTGCAAACTTAGGAACAGCAATCACGGCAACCCCGGCAGTATGCACCCCATACAACAACTGTAATATGTATTGGTGTGCAAGTTCATAAAGTTCTGCACCAATCACCTGACCTTCAAATTCTTTTTCCACCAATGGGAAAATATCATCATTCATTGACACGCTGCCCTTCTGTTCCAATAATTCCAAAATCTTATTTTCCATAATTTCTTAACCTCACCTTTCTATCTTGCCTGTCTTTCATTCTCTGAACCTTTTTGTTGGAACTCATTACTTCCAGTTCCAAGGTTTCATTTGTGGAAACCATGTCCACCTATCAAATGTACCTGTAAATATTTCATTCATCTGTAAACCCTTCCCGTCTTGGTATCTTTTACCTGAACACGTTCAGTCAGTTCAAACCCCGCACCTTTGATGATGTACTTCAAAACCTTAATCAGATCATAGGCACGTTTGTCTGCTGCTTCACATTCAATCTGTTCACGTTCTTCCTTTGCAACTCTACCAACCGCAATAGTTGCCGTTGGGTCTGCATAACCTTCTGTATTTCTTCCACCTTTCACTAATTGATACCTTCCTTTCTTATAATCCCACTGTTCAGCATTGCACTGAACATACTTTCAAATATCGGTACGGGTATGGAATTACCCGCCTGATGATATAAGGTTCTGTTCATTTTCCCCGGTTCAACTCTGCAAGTTGCGTCTGCTGCATAAAAATCATCATCCGAATACCCCATCAACCGCCAACATTCCAGTTCTGTCAAATATCTGTATTTTCCACCACCAAGATCAATGACCTGTGCGGGTGTCCTATCCTGTCTTGTTGTGATAGTATTTACATAATCTTTGATTATGGTTGCCCTTCTGATTCTTTTCTTACCAATCACTGAATAAACACTTGGCTGTGTCACCAAGTAGCAATCAGGAACATCACCATATTCAAGAAAATTTGAAATGTTCTTCATGGGTCTTTTTTCCATCAGTTCAAAATCAAAAGCATTGTCACCAAGAATTGATACTGTGAAACACCGTTCCCGTGCCTGTGGTATTCCATAATCACGGCAGTCCAACACTTTGTAATTATTGGAATAACCCAACTTTTCCATATATGACAGGTAACGGTTGAAGTTGTGAACCATGTGCTTTGATAAAACATTCTTTACGTTTTCCCATATCACAACAGTCGGCTTCCACTCACCCATCTGTTCAATAATATGTACCGTTTCCCACATCAGGGATGATCTTGTCCCTGAACCTTCATCAGCACCTTTTCCTTTGTTTATTCTTCCGTCTGCTGCCGTTGCTTTTCCCTGATGCCCCGCAATGCTGAAATCCTGACACGGTGACCCGTGAATCAGAATATCAGGTTGAAGATTCCACCCCACTACTGTCTGCGGTGAATATGCTGATTCCTGTTCAAACATTGCATTGTATGACCTGACCGCCTTTTCATCAATTTCCACATAATCAATAGATTTTACTGAAACACCTATATTTCTAAGAGCAACCCTTGGTGACCCTATGCCACCAAAAAGTTCCAGTATTTGCAATTTTTCTGACACATTCAATCGCCGTCCTTTCTACTTCTGAAAATACGCCTTGTCTGACCGTTCAGTTTTACAACTGAAATTTCCAAGTCAAGGCGTTTGTTGATCTGCTTGCTGAATACAATGTTTGACATTGGCTGCATACTGTTGTCTGCACAAAATACCTGATACCGCTTGTATACCTCATTGGTTGGTTCATTTTCGATCATGTCAACCCCGGTGTCATTGATAAATGCAAGGATAGGGTTGTTTTCCTGTTCATATTCATCCAACTGATTCTGAACCTTATCTGACTTACTGAATCCATTATTTATGACTACCCTTTTTAGTCCTTCCACACCAAGTCTGATAAGATATTCAATGCTATCCTGTTGTGTCAACTCATACTTGATGAATGGTCTATAATCAGGGTCATCCTTGCTGAACGTGGCATTGAACGGGATGATGACCAAACGCCTAAGTACCGCCCCGGTCTTGTCCTTCATACGGGGAATATCATTGGCACTGAATAACAGTTTGATGAACGGGTTGAACTCAAATGGGTCTTGTCCTTTTCGCTCTGCCTTGATGCGGTTACCTGTTACTATTTTTTTGAACACACTGACCTGTGAACCTTGAAGGAAATCATCACCAATATCATCACCAATGTTTGCCAGTTTACCGAACATCATTGAAGTATTGAACCTGTCTCCCAGTTCTTTCAGGTCAAGTGCTGAAATGTTCCGATCACCAAGGATTGCTTTGACACAATCCAAAAATGTACTTTTACCGTTGGACTTGTCACCTGTCAGGATGAACGCCTTGCCTAACTCATTTCTTCTGTAAAAGCAGTAACCAATACATTCTTCCAACAATGCCCTGATCGCTGCATCACCACACGCTAACTTGTTCAGTGTACTGTCTGCCAGTTCAGAATAAGCATCCGGCTTGTAGTCCCAAGGAATCTTATTGGTAATAACAATGTCAGTGCTGAATGGTTTCAGTTCCCCAGTCACAAGGTCATATACACCATTGTTGAAAGCAATCAAATTTGCATCTGACTGTTCCTTTTCATCAACAATCAGTTCCATGTAATCAAGGACTTCCCGGCGTTGCATCTTTTTCAGGTTGGTAATGTGCTGAATCATATTTGATTCAATTTCCTTGTACCCATTGGAATACACACCGTCTTTGTATATGTGCAACTGCCCGTTGATTTTGATAACGTGTGCCGTGTTCTTCATAAATACTGCAAACTTGTCAAACAGGAATGTGCTGCCAAGGAAAAAAACAGGTTTCTGAAAAGCATCATCACGCAAGATCACTTCCAGTTCATCATCTGACAGCGGTTGTTTCAGTACAAATTTGTTCAGGATGCGGATGCACTCACGGGTTTCTTCAACAGTGAAATCATTTGCAGTAAGGGTCAGGATGTAATTGAAAAGTGCCTGATTCCTTCCGTCCCCGGCATCCATATCAACAAAGTCTGCGGTTGCCTTGACCGGGAACAACCACTTGGGAACTTCCTGATACTTTCCACCTTCTTCAATGTCCCATTCACAAAACCTTTCTTCACCGTCAATCTTGATAACCTCATAGGATAACTTACTGCCGACTTTTATATCAGCAGTAAGACCAACCGCCAACTGAACGTGTGTCCTGTTCCTTGCAATAGTATGATTCTTGAAAAGAAAGTGTTTTCCCCTACTGGTACAAAGGACTTTACAGTCAAGTTGCAGTTCTTCCACAATGTTCATCAGAATTTCAGATTGGTCAGAATCATCAATGTCAATAAGGATGGTGTCATCAGCCAAAACCCCGCCGAACCCGTTCAGGTTTTTCACTTCATCATAGGTTTTCCATGTGGTTCTGTTTTTCAGTTTTTCAATGCTTGCCTTGCCTTTGGTTTCAACATAACCTTTGTAAAGCATCTTTTATCACCTACCTTATGTGATGTTTTCTAACACCTTTTTATAAAAATCCTTATTCCTGATGTTACGGTCAAAAGACTGCTGCCTTGATCGCAACAAAAATTTCAACTCTTTCAGTTCTTTCTTCTGTTCCTTCAATGTGTTTCTTGGTTCTTTCAGGCGTTCCCTGTACTTTTTTACATCAGCATTGCGATCCTTCCAAACTTTTGTGTTCTTCCTGTGTGAATCCCGGAGAAGCTGCGAATTTTTAACACCCGTCTGAATCTGTGAAATACAGTGCTTTGTCTGCCTGATCTGCTGTTCTGCATACTTGACCTTTTGCGTGTACCCTTCAATGTAAATACTGTGTTCCTTCTGAACCTGTTCAAACTGTTCAGTCTGTTCCTGAACAAATTCTTTAATCTGCTGTTCACATTCCGGGTTGAAACTGCTTCTGATAAGTTTCAGCAGTTTCCTGACTTTGGTAATGCTGCGGATATTCAAAAATTCTTCAAGATGAACAGTCATTGAACCATTTTCATATCTGATTTCTAAATCCATAAAAACCTTCCTTCCCGGTGTTACGCTACAACACCAAATTGTTTCAAGCGTTTCTTTGCTAAATCTATGTACCACTGCCTATCAAGTTCAGGTGGTGTTTTTACCCCAACAACTGAATCATTGAAAATGAAACAGTGGTCAGGTGTATTACCAAATTTTTCACCCTTTGCTTTCACCTGTTTACGTTTCAGCAATCTTCCGTCCTTCTGATCGTTAGATGCAAACACCCTGTATGACTTATATGTGTATTTGTCCTTGTCAGGGTATTCATATACCGTCTTGATTGTTCTTTTGCCTATATGACTGACAAGCGGGGTGCAATGCTCATGTTCTACCCAATCATACTTGTCTGATAACTTGACAATCTTCTGAAACATAATCAGGTCATCACACTGATTGATGGTCTGTTCAACCGGGGTTTTCTTGACCATGTAGTCAACCAGTGCTTTATTCAGGATTGGCAGATCATTGTCAACCGCTGAAAGTTCCTTCACATAAGCACCGATTCTTTCAACTCCACCGTCAATACCAACCCAAAGGTAATTGTTCACATCCTTCTGATAGATTTCACTGATGTTATCCAGTTCAAGAAGAATTGAACACTGATCTGTGGAACAACGCTGTTCCCACTCCCAACAAATATCATCCACCATTTCAAAGGCTTCATCTGTGTCAGGAATCCAAATAATAAGACCGTCCGTGTTGGACTGAATCAGTTCAAATCCCGGTACAACTTCAAGGTGTTCAATCAGGTCAAGCAACATCAACTGACCATTGATACACATACAGTTATTATTTCTTGGGTCATACGCTGCATTGGTTTCGTCCTTCATTGCACCTGACAAGGCGTTCAGCATCTTCTTATATGGCAACTGTGCTTTCTTCCACCGCTTGACTTCTTTCTTGTTTCCGGCGTTTTTTGCAGCAATCTGTTTTTCCTTCATGGCTTTTCGTGTGTTATACACCAACGGGTAATTGTCATTGGTTGCTGCCCTTGTAACCAGTCCCCAAGCAATCAGCATTGACGGGTAGTAATTGTTTACATCAACGTGCAGCAGTTGCCCGGTCTTATGAATTGGTGTGGCTGTTGCCCCATGAACACCGCCAAAACCGAATGAATGAGGAATACCCGCAACCACGGTTTCAAGACCCTGTTCTTTGTACCATGTACGTTTTGAGTATTTATCCATGTGTGCCAAGTCCATTGACAAGGCTTCCTGTCTTTTCTGTTCAAACCAGTCCTGAACATATTTATATTTTTTCAGTTGCAAGCACGGCAAGAAGTAGAAATCAAATTCATCTTCAAATGATCTGCGTGAACACCCAAGCACCTTTGCGGTGATTCTTGCTTCACTGTCCCCTATATCAGACAGGTTCACAATGTCCGGGAAAGCCTGAATGATACCGTGCATTGCATTAAATTCATCTATTTTTTCAAGGAATACTTTGATGGTTTCTTCCACATCATGCCGACAGTAGAAAACCGTCATTTCAATTTCTTCCTTGGTCAATTTCCTGTTTATTCTAAAATCAACATCCGTTTCCTTGATATTGCTGCCAAGAAAACCTTCCAGTGTTTTCAAACCAACCGGGGGGTTCGGCATAACATCATAGTTAATCATTGGAACTTTGTTGAACGCTGATGAAAATTGCCACCCTTCCCTTTTTTCAACAATTATCCAGTCATTGATTCTTTTTGGGTTCATTCCCAACAGAATCCCCTTAAATATGTACTGGTCATAGTGGCGGTTGTTATAACCTACCCATATATCCTTGCTATTCGCTTCATATAAGGCTTTTAATTCATCAGGGTTATTGATTATCACATATTCTTTTTTCTTGGTCACATCAATGAAAACGGCAAGCCAATCTTCCTTGAAAACCTCAAAGTCATAAAATATCACTACATTCACCCTTTCTGAAAATAGCGGTGGAAGGTGTGACCCCACCACCGCCTGATAACATTTTAAGTTAAGACTTCTTAACTTTACAAGTAAAATTTTTTAGCAATCAAAAACTTCCTTGATTGTGATAGGGTTGAAAGCATCTGCCTTATAATCAACCTCAACTTCAATCGCACCCTGAATAGACTGGAATACATCAAGAATCTGATCTGCAAAATCTGCATAGTTTACGAACTCAACAGGTGTGTCATCTTCTGCAATCAGCTTGTTCACCCAAGTGCATACAGACTTGATTGCCTGTCCGTCCGTCCACTTTGCGGAACTGTTGCCGGAAATAACACGGTTGAAGAAGATCATGCGGTTTGCCTGTTCACCTTCCTTGATCTTTGCCTGAACTGCAAACATCAACTTATCCTGTGCCTTGGTCAACTTAATTTCCATCTTCTCAATACTAATGATATATGTACCATCCGGCACATCAGCAAAATCATTATCAGGTGCGTTCTGCACCTCATTCTGTAATTCCTGTAAATCAACCTTTTCATCAAATGCACTGAAATCAATAGCCATAATTTTTCACCTTTTAACCTTTCTTTATTTGCTTAATACTAACTTTAACAACTCAAACGCCTGAACCTCATTGAACCCTGCTTTTACATAGGAATCATAGATTTTCTTTGCAGCAGTTGCACCATCTTCCGGCGGTACATCCTGTTTAGGTGCTACCGGGTGCGGGTTCTTCATTGAACGGTTGTTTGCCGTGTTCATTCCTTCCGTGATTGCTGATGCAAGGATTGCACCAAACAGTTCATCAGGTAAACCAAAAGGATTGTTCATGTTCTTTTACCTCACTTTCTTAGCGTGTTTTTCTTACTCTGCGGGTTCTGCCAGTCGGCTGTTCATCTACTGCCGGGGTTTCATCCGCTGTTGTATCTGCATTATCAGGTTGTGCCTGTGCTGCACTTCTTCTTGTGCGTCTGCCCTTCTCCGGCGGGTTCATTGCCCCGTCAATAGGGTTTTCCGGCTTAGGGTTGTTTGCCTGTGCTAAACGCTTCACACCTTCACCAAATTCTTCCTTGCTGATGACCTTCATAACCTCAACACCGTCAACAATCAGGTCAACCGTGTCACCCTTGTGCTTCATCACATAGTTATCATCAGCCGGAACATAGAAGTATGTGTCTGCATCCAGTGTGACAGATTCAGAATCAGTGTTTGTTGTACCGTCCTGAACAGGTTCAGACTGTTCAGCAGACTTTCTTTCCTTGCGGGTTCTTCTTGGCGGTGTTTCAAGTTCCGGCTGCGGTACAGAATCCGCTGCTGCACACGCTTCATCAAACGGGATTTCTTCACGCCCATCAGCAACCGCATCAATAGCCTTGTCACGCTCTGCCATATAATCAGCCATTTTCTGATTATTTTCAGCCACCACTTCATCATGTGTCTTGCGGGTGGTTCTGCCTGTCTTTGGTGCTGCATCCTCTGTTGTGGTAGGTGGTGTTGCTGTGGATGTGGTCTTTTTTCCACCCCTTGCCCGTCTGCCGTTTGCATCCGGCTTTTCAAGATCGGATGCAGCCTGTGCATCAGCCTGACCCATTTCTGCATCTGTCTTATACTCACCAACTTCATAGAAGTTGCGGATTTTATCGGCTACATAATTCAGGTCATTGTCAATGGCGTATGCCGGGAACATTCCCATAGGTGACTTCACGGTGTCCTTGCCACTGTTCTGTGTGTAAAAATAATATTTTCCTTCATTTACGCCTGTTCTAAGTACAATGGTGAAAAGTCCTTCAATGGTGATCTTCTCACGAAGTAACTTTCCGATCAGCTTAATAGTAGTAACACCATTTTCAAGGGTTTCTGTGTGGGTCATATAAGCAACCACCACATCATCAGGAAGTTCCTTGCATACCTCAATGATTTCAAAGTAATTTGCACCAAAATCATTCCACTTATCCCAACCGTTTTCCTTAATACGGTTCATGTACGGAACTGAAAGAATATACTGGAAGTCATCAACAACCAATAACTTCTTCCCGGCTGCTACCTGTTCCTTCATAAACTTGCAGATTTTGCGTGATTCAACCTCACTGTTCAGCATTGTGAACTTACCCTTGAACGGTAACGGCTTACCAACCGGGTTCACAACGGCAGTTGTTTCCGGATCGCAATTTCTCATACTGGTACTTTTTCCTGTACCTGATTCACCCATAATCAAAAGCATCTGTGCCATATTATTTCACCTGTTCCTTTCTGATTTTTTCAAAGTTTCCCGCCATGTTAGCAGAAACATGATGCTGACCAAACTGTTTCTGAACTCCCGCACGAATTACTGAACGTAATAACTTTCTGTTATATACCGGGCGGGGATTGTAAACTTTTCCCTGTCTTTCATTTACCATACTCTTATACCTCACTTTCCTTGATGATGATTTTTAACTTTCTGCGTTCATCCATTGGTATGACTTCAACAGAATAGTTATTTGCAAGAAGAATACCAACTAAATCCTGATATGCTGCACTGGTGCGACTTCCTTCAATTACAATACAACCACATTCAGCAGCACATTCCTTTTCAATATCTTCACGCATAATATCATTCACTGACTGAATATCATTGATGATATATTTCAATTCCTGATTTTCAGTCATCAGCCGATTGCGTTCATCTTCTAACTGTCTGATTTTCTTATCTCTTTTATCCATTATTCTTCACTTCCTTCATCTGTGCTGCCTTCTGTTACTCTGCTTGACCATAAATCAGCATAGTGCAGAATCAAATATAACGGGGTTTCATTTCCCTTCACTGCATAGTTTGCTGATTCATACAGACCATCATGGTATCTGATCGCAAATTCTTCATCTTCCGTCAGGTCAATGAAAAGGGTTGCTAACTTGATGCTACGGGTTGCATGGTCAAGTGGAAGAAGTGCCGGGTTACGCTTGAAAGGCTTGCTTTCAGACTGTTTATATTTCTGTTCCGGCTCTGCCTTGGTGGGTCTGCCGTCCTTAATCATGTTAGGCACATACATCTGCTTACCAAAGTCACCGCACTTGCCAAGGTCATGTAATGCTGCTGCAATGATGACTGAATTACGAATTTCTGCATACTTGACTTTGCCAAGAAGTGCGTAACCAATATTTTCTGCTGCCATCATTACGTTTCTGCTGTGATGAACAAGACCGAACTGACAAGCAAGATGATTTCCACCACTGCAAGGTGCTTCAAAGAATCCGATTTCTTCCATGTATGCAATCAGATCTTCCATTCCCTCACGCTTGGTTGAAAGTAAGTGGTCAACCACAAACTTCTTGTTGTCAAGTTCCTTCTTGTTGTCCTCTGTCATCTGTTCAACTGTGTCCTGAACCTGTTCAGTTGTTTCCTGTGTTACTTCTGCGGTATTCTCAACCGCTGCATCTGCTTTCTTTTTTGCTGCCATGCTCTTTCACTCCTTATTTTGATAATTTTATTTCCCAACGCTTCTGATCTTCAATGTTGGAAAGATACCAAGCGTTAAGTTCTGATTTTTTTGCAATGAACATTTTGAACTGTTCAAAATCCTTGGGGTACAACAAAATTCCATACCCGCCTGATTCTCTGATTTTTTTGAGGTTGACCAACTGCAATAGTGACGGTTCACCGTTTGGTGCTTTGACTTCAATGCCAAGGAAACGCCCGTCTGAACAAACCAACAGGTCAGGAATACCGCTTTTTGTATAAGCATCACCGCCCCAGTATTTCAGCAGCCACGCCCCGGTGTCCTTCAGGAACGCTTTGACTTTGTTTTCAAAATTCTTTTCTGCTGCCATTTACTCACCGCCCAACTGTTCATTGAACTGTGTCTGATAGTTCAGTATTTTTTCTGTATAATCTGTTGAATAG